GCTGCTAACATATGTCCACTGCACGCCGCCATCTGTGACGGTGCCTGATGTATGCGCGGGAATGCTGGTGCCGCTGGTGTCCGTATTTGCCGCAAGGTATTCCTTGCCCTCGGACCTTACGTAATTGCCAGCGGTATAGGCTGTAGCCGCCTTCCATGGGGCTGTGGCCGTTAGCTTTTCCTGATCAATGCGAATGAGCGAACCAACATCAGCCGCCGTGAATATCGACACACTAGCCGTAAGGGTCATAGAACCCGTTGCAGCGCCCGCGTATACCGTGGTGGTGGTGGCGTTCAAGTCCAGCCATGGCCCGTCATCAGGGGCAAAGACAGTAAAGGCCCAAGATATAGCGCTGGAGCGCGTCAGAAGCCGGGGCGCAAGCACTCCGTTCCTATCGGTAATATAAATCACATCGCCCGATTGCACATAGTCTAGGTTAAATTCGTTGTTCTCTCCCGCAAGGGCGGCAGCATTATATGGCGAAACAATTTCATACGGCTTGTCAATCGTGCCGCCGGATGAATAGGCGGTATAGCTAGATCCGACCACATTGTCGCCGTGAATGGTTGTCAGTTCAAAATCGTTGGTATTTGCACTGGCCACCCGAAACCAGCGATTATTCACTTCCGTCATGCCAACAACGCCAGTGATAAACACATCTTGCCCGTTGGAATAGCCATGGGCTGTAGCAGATACCACGCAAGGGCTTGCCGCTGTGATTCCGGTAATGGTTTTGGTTGAGCCTGTGACAACAGCCGCACGGTTGACATAGAAGCGGCAATAGACATCGCCAAATTCAATCTGCACTGAGTCAGTTCTGGAAAGCACAAACGGCATAAGCCATGTTCTGTCTGTGGTGTCCTTAACCTGTCGCACAAAGCCAGTGCCGCCGCGCCGGGTTGCCGGGCCTTGAATAAGCGGAATCCAGTTTTCCAGCTTGTAGGCAGACGCGGAATAGCCCTGAATATCGGTGCGGCCATCAAGCAGGGGCGTCCATTCGCCGCCGTTCATTGCGTTAATGATAGGTGAAAACTTCATAGATAGCGCGCCTGCATCCAGCGGCTTAACCCGCGACGGGTTGGCGGGGTGTGGAGCGCATTCACGCGCCGGGCTTCGCTCAATGCCTTCTTATACTGGTTGACTGCGGCCTGTTGCTTGGTGTTGCTTTGGGTGATTTCCTCGGCAGCATCAGCGGCCAGCCGTGCCGCCAACGCCTCGACAAACAGCGCAGAAAAAAGACCGGTATCGGTAACGCGCGCAATGTATTCATAATTGAGCGGGGCGCTCATATTGGTTTGAATGCGGCCCTCGACAATCTCATAAAGCCCGTCAGACACATAGCCGCTGGCCTCATACTGCACACCAACTGTCAAAGCGTTGATAGGGGTATCGCCCACGCGCAGCGGGCGTAGATCATCGGTTGGCCTGTCGTAAATCTTGGTATAACCCCAAGGCGGCACGTCAACAGACGCGGCCAAAGTGGTGCGCTTAACGGCGAAGCGCCACGCATGGGCTTCAAGTTCAGCATCGCGCAGAATAGTAAAGCGCGCATTCATCGCCCGCGCGCCTTTGTTATTATCGGCAAGGGAAATGATGCGCGCCTCGCCTAGAATGCTTAAAGCGCGATTGCAAATTTCTACATCACTGGCCATGCCATACCTCCAAAAAAGGAAAAAGCCCCGAAGGGCTTTCCCGTTGTTATAGGCCCGTGTCCTGTTCAAGCGCCTGCATAAGCGCTTCAACAGCCACGCGGATATATTGCCGCTTATCTACCGATGCCGCCGCTAGGTTGGCGTCGGAAACAGCAAGCTCCACATCGCTTGACGTTGTGCTGGTATCAATGGTGACATCGGCGGGGCCTTGTCCGCCGACATCAACACCGTAATAACGAACAGCCATTACGCGCCACCATCCACATAAACGACATCAAGGCCAATCGTGCCAGCGCCGCCCATATCTGTGGTGACGGTGCCAGCAATATCAAGCCAGCCACCGGGATCAGACGCCATGCCTGCGGCTTGCCACAAGCGCTGGCCAAGTTCCGAGATATCAAACTGCCCGGATTCATGCGCTACGTTTGTGCGCACCAATGCAGTGGTCACAACCTGCGCCGAAGCAAACAAGTCAACGTCCACAACAGCGCTGCCATCATCAATGGTGCGATACACGCCCACATCAATAGCCCCGCCGGTCGCAACAGCGTCACAATATAGGTTTACTTCCCGCACAACAGCGTTGGACGGAACCGAAACGAAGCGCAAAATGTGTGTCACATCAACTGCGGTGGAAACTTCAAGAAGCCCCACGCCAGTCGATTTCATTTTGGCGTTGTTCCACGGATCATTCGCCACACGCGGAGTCGCTGTGCGGTTGCTGATCAAGGTAGTGTTTACGTTTGCCATTGGTTATTACTCCGTGCATTCGATTTGAATAACGCGCCCAGCTTCAAGGCGTGTCGCACCAACAGACATTTTGACGTAGAGCTGATAAGGCTCGCCCTCAATGTCGTTACGCTGCGATACAGTGCTGGAAAAGTCGGACCAGACGCCCATATGCATACCGCTTGGAACCCACATGGGGAGCAGGCGATAGGATGCGTTGCTTGGAACCAGCTTGGAAACGATGATTTTAACACCAGCGATTTCCTTAATACGGCCATCAGACGCAAGAATAGGCGCACCCGCTTTGCTGAAATAGTCCGTATTGATAACCTGCGTTTGACGAAGCAAGTCACCGTGCTGTTTTGGCGTGATTGCCAGAATGGGCTGTTCCATCTCAATATCGACGTTGTTGTTTTCAAGCATTTCAATGCCTGCTAACAGCTTGTCGATATTGAATCCGGTATCAGCACCAGCACCAATGGCCGCATCAACGCGGTGATTGGTTGTGTCGAAAGCAGTGGTTGTGCCGCCAGACTTGCCTGTCTTAGCATCAGCAAAGAAAGCATCTGCAATGACAGTATCTTGCTTACGCTGAACGCCTTTAAGCGCGGCCTGGGTCAGCTTATCGGTTGGATCGAGCAACAGGCGAAGCTTGTCGAATGTGTTAATCATCTGCGGCAGGCTGTAATCAACCGGGTATATCCAAACGCGGTCGGTGGCAATATCCACGCGGCCCATAGACTGGAATCGCCCAGTGATTTCCTGCATTTCAACAGCGCCGAACTGATCAACAGCGGCGGCAGCTTCACCAAGATATGCAGCCTCGGTTACGTATGGGCGAAACTTGCCGCCCTGAATTTGCAGCAAATGGGCGAGATTGCCCTTATACTGCTCCACAAAGTGGGTTGGAATGTTAACGGACATTTTCCGTCTCCTTGATTGGTTTAAAACAATCGAAGTCGGCTTGTCCGTTGCGGGGCCATTTCTGCTAGTTTAGGCCATAGTCGGCCCTGGTCTTTCCCAGCGTCAGCGGGGGCTTATGCCTTGTCCGCGATAGTCAGTCTTACTTGGTTTTGGCCTTGGGGGCAACGCCCTTGTCCTCGGCAGCTAAAACCCATTCTTCTAGCACCTTGGCATCATTGATCAGCCTTTGGGCCTCACGAACGCCGCCACTGTTTACAATCGTTAAACATGCAATGCGAATTTCTTGCTGTGTCATATTAGCCTCCTACCGCTGCTTTTTGCAAGGCTTCCATTTTCTCCATAGCGGGCTTGCGCACAGTCGCATTCGCCGAAGTGAAGGAATCCATGAACTTGATATCAGCATACAACGCGCTGATCTTTTCTTTGGCCGCTGCGGGTGACATGCCGAACGCGCCAGATTGCGGTGACTCGCCATGCACAATCTTACCCTCGGCAGATCGCGCGCCGACCTTGGCCACGAAGTCATACATCGCCGCCTTATCGCCTGCCAGCAATGAAGCAAGGCTTTCCTCGTTCATGCCGACTGCGTTCATCACGCGCGCGGCGGTTTCAAACCCTTCCGCATTTGCGCCCTTCCATTTGTCAAAGGCTGCACTGGCCTGCGTGTCTTGCAACTCCTGCAATCCCGTAGCCTGTTCGCCCATGATTTTCTGCAAGCCTTGGAACTGGGCATCACTCAAGCCCAGCTTGTGCGCCTCAGCTGAAACCTTCTCATAAACGCCTGCGTCAATCCCATCGCCAAGCGCGTTGGTGTATTTGTCAGGGGCTTCCGGCCTGCCCAACTTATCCCAAAC